TTTGGAAGAATTGAAAGGAACGTGGGGTCTTGTAGTAATGTTTACTGATGCGCCAAATTCACTATACTGTTGTAGGCATGGTAGCCCTTTATTAATAAGTCAGTCCGAAAATATTTTTATAACCAGCTCAGAACAATCTGGTTTTTGTAATATAACGCAAGACTACATAGCCCTTCAAAATGGAGACTTGTGTACCGCAACTTTAGAATGTGGAAAACTAACAGTTTCATATTCATTCGGGTATATACCTAAAAAAATAACTACTTTTGTGGAAGAGCGTTTACCTGACAAATATAAACATTGGACCCTAAAAGAAATAGAAGAACAAACTTACACATGTAGTTCTGCCACTAATTTCGGAGCACGAATAAAAAACAATATAGTAAGTCTGGGAGGTCTATACAGTCGAAAAAACGAATTACAAAAAGTTACAGATCTTATATTGTTAGGTTGCGGTACTTCTTATAATGCGGCTTTAGCATCCCGAACATTTTTCAAAAAGTTTTCAAAATTTAATACTGTTCAAGTTTTTGACGGTGCTGAGTTCAGTAAAGAAGATATTCCCAAAACTGGGAAAACTCTTTTGATACTTGTATCACAGTCTGGCGAAACAAGAGATCTTCATAAGTGTCTTTCGTGTAAAGAAGACTGTGAGACTTTGGGAATAATAAATGTTGTCGATTCTTTGATATCAAGAGAAGTAGACTGTGGAGTTTATACTAACTGTGGAAGAGAAGTAGCAGTGGCTTCCACTAAATCTTTTACATCACAGTTAATAGTTCTTTCTTTAGTTGCAATGTGGTTTGGACATTATCATAATAAAAATATGTTTGAAAATGCACTTGATGATTGTAGAATTCTTCCTGAACAAATAGATGAAACTTTAAAAGCATGCAAAAAAATTGCAATAGAAAAGTGTAACAAAAAAAGCATATTTATATTAGGAAAATATAGTTTAGAAAGTATTTCAAAAGAGGGAGCACTAAAAATAAAAGAAATGTCGTACATTCACGCAGAAGGTTATTCAGCGTCTAGTTTAAAACACGGAACATTCGCTTTGCTTGACGAAAACGTTGTGGTTATATTGTTGATTACTAAAAAAACATATTCTGTAATGCTGAATGTTTATGAGCAAGTAAAGAGTCGCCGCTGTTCAACTTTTATTATTTCAGAGCATGGTTGCGATATAGAATCGAACATTTTAGTTCCTCAAAATAGCACATACTATCAACTTATTATTTCTATCGTTTTACAGTATATTAGTTATATGCTGGCAGTTGAGAGTGATATAAATCCGGACTTTCCAAGAAATTTGGCAAAAGTTGTAACTGTTGAATAATAATATAAAAAGTTTTTATTAATACGGTTAATTATTTTTATATTTATGCCACGATAGATGACATGATTCTTTTTATGCATATTCTTTTGGTCAAAGATTGAATCAAGATCTGCGTGCTAATCACATTTTCTGTAACCAAGGATGGATAAAGAATGGTGGCAAATTTTTGAGTAGTTTAAGGTTCAAGATAGCTTAACGTTAAATGTTCTGACATAACAAATGTTTGTTATCACATGATTTGTGAAAATACTGCTACTCGTTTAAAAATGCTGCAAATTTTTGATTATATCAGAAACATGATTGACGCATTAGCATCACATACGCAATTTCCTTTTGTTTATAAAGTATACAGCAAAGGCTACCCCTCTCAGTGCAAAAGGCTTGACTTACCTTCTAAAACTTCACATATAATTTATATATTTGAATTTACTACATGCTTTTGGAAAAAACAAAAAAAAACGCCGTATCCTGTTGTGTACAATTGTATACAAAAAGTTCAACATTCGTTAAATCAAATTGTACGTAACAAATCAATGCAATTTTTAATAGTTGTGCGTGGCATGAATATTAATAAATGTGTATATAAGGAATATGTGCGACGTTGTTTCGAGTTGTGGCCAATTCACAATGTAGTGTTTTCTGATGATGAAGAATGTATAAATGATTGGGTGCACAGTACACACTATGATAATATTCTGTCGCCTTGAGTAAAAACTCACATTCTTATCTGCAAAAGTGTTTCAAATCTCTTAAAAACAAAAAGGTCACTGTAAAAATTAATGTTGAGGGATTTTAATGTCATTTTTTTTAGGAATGATGTCTATTTTGAAAAATGTAGAGCATATTCAGTTCGAAATGTCTGACTCGTGGTTGGCCAAACAAGGTTGTTCGAAAGAAATCTACTTGGAATATTGAAGACTCGTCATTACGCCTCTCAAAAATCAGATGGGATCAAACAGACCTTTTTTTTTTACACCGTGGGAAGATGGACACGACGATGACGACCCCCGTTCTGGCAACCAAAATTGACGTTTTCGACCCATGCATACCGTTTGCAATCGTACTTCCCAAAAATGATATTAAAAAATATGCAAGCAAGTGCATTATTACAAACCAAGGTTTCAGCTCTTGTCAATGGGAAAGACAAGGCAAAGTATTTGTTGGAACAAATGAAATTCAAATTCCAGATATATGTTTCAGTAAATGTGGTGAAACAATTTCGTACAGAGCATTCCAAGTTTTTTTGGACGATGATCTTCATATGCAGACTTCATCTTTAATCGTACCTTTCCAGAACCCTTTTTTTTTAGGAAAAGTACTACTTCATGGCTTTGATGAAAACATGGAAAAGGTGTGTGAAAAGTGTATCATTTTTTCAGGTGGTATTGGTTTTTGAATTATATTTATCAGCTTTTTTCCCCAAACTAAAAGTGATTAATAGTATATTATTTCTCACATCCTTGTTTTTTATTAAACTGTTGTCTCGGAATACTCACATTGGAAATTACCTGTAAAAAAACAAAAAGGTACTTTTAAAAAAGTAGAAAATTGTTGACATGAACATTTTTAAATATTCGGTCTGACCACTTTCTTGGATTGTGTTTTATAATGGTTGCTCGAAGTTCACAAACGCTTGCAATTATAGCAGTGTTGTAATAAAAATTCGGAGTATTGGGAAATGTTGAAATAAATACACCAGATGCCGCGCATGAAAAAAGTTCTCTTGCTTTCATAGAAAGTGAAAAAATAACAAATTGTATTACAAACATTTTTGTTATTTTTTAATAATATTGACTATATATTTTCTAAAGGAATTTCTTTGCAATTTTCTTTTCTCATCATACATACTATAAATTCGAAACGTTCTCCCCAAATTTGCCCAAAAGTTATCAAGAATGTCAATATGACCCGCATATAGTTCTATTTGTTTTATATAAGTTCCTTTTACCCGAGTGGAGAACCCCGGTAAAATAAAAGGGTTTGTTTTGTTATTTTTATAAGAAAACTTACATTTTATAACAGTGGTGGGTAATCTTGTATATATTCTCCTGTTTTTCAAAGGAAACTCCGGAAGTGATACTGAGTCTATCAAAAATGCTTCTTTGCAAAAATTAGATTCAAGTATTGTATGATCAAAACTAGAGTGTGATACAAACGTAAAATCTTTTATTCTATTTTTTATTACAATAGTCTTCAATATTTTTTTTTAACATCGGTCTAAAGTTATGCGATGTTATGACCGTGGAATCTTTTGAAAAATGGTTTAAAAATGTTGAATATGTTTTGGGTGGCATTAACCCGTACAATCCAGAAGAAAAAACTGCGACTGGTCCTTTTCCGATTGTTATAAATCCATAAACCAACTCAAAAATAGTATTGAACATTATTATTATATTTTTTTATAAAATTTTGACCGTTTTAACCATTACAATATTACAAAGACGAATGACACTCTGACTGAATGAACAATAACTTTCGTCTAAAATTGATTACGCGGGGCACTTCGAACATTTCTTTTCAGAGCAGAGCACGGAGGCAGATGGTCTGGTGGGGGGGTGGTGGTCTAGTAGTAGCTTGTGAGCCAGAGACTTGTTTCGATAGATAAGAACTTTTTTGTTTACTTTCTATAAAAAAAGACCCAAACCATGCTACCACTTTCCAGTATAATTTCGGCCGCGCATCAAACAGCCTCATGCACTGTGCTGAAAAACGAGTATCAAGACAAATCGTGTTGTGACGGGAACCCGTCGGCGGCTTTTTCGATGGACACCTTTGATCCTACTTTGGCAGACTCCTTTCCGAATGTGCAAACGTACTTGCGATCTCTGAAACGCGACGTGAGTTGTACTGATGTGCAACGCGCGTATCAAACTCCTGGATGCTGCGCGGACAGCAATCAAACTCTCACGGCCGCACAACTCGCAGATTTAACATGGAGATCGTCCTTGACCGATGCGGAAGCCGCGGCGCGCAACCGGCTCATAGAAGTCCTGTACACGAGCGTCGCAAATCAGCGTTACGACTTTTGGAGACGGGGCTTGATCGTCCAACCCCAATACGCAGGGTATTGGTCGAATTCGGTTTGCGAGTCTGAAGAAGCAACGGAAACGTCGTACGGACCTGTAAAGTGTTCTGGCAAGGGAGCCAACGGAGAAAATTTTTTCAACGGGCCTCCGAATCTGGAGAATTATCCAGAGTACAAGGGAACGTCGGCAACCGTCACAACTGGCGCTTACTCTAACGCTGGATTGACATACTATTTCCGTGGACCCCCTTTGGTCGACGACAAAGTTGTATCTCCAGAGGAAGCCCCGATTTCATCATTGAAAGCGTACGATCTTCACAAACTGATGGACACACTGCGTGTGCCCTTGCACGCATCGGATCCCGTGCATACAGTTCACAAGATTATGAAAGGAAACTTTTATTTGAGAGGCGCAGACGAGTATGGTTCCATGCCACTCGTGGAAGACTGGACCACGGAGAGCGGTTTCAATCCAGATGGAACATTCGATACCCAACATTTCCTCAAGTCGTGCGCGGAACGTACTACGACGTGCCCACAGGGGAAAACAGATGTAGAATTGTACGTTACGGCAATCAATCTCTTCAAGGATGCAGCATACGATGTTATTGATGCGTCTCGCCAACTCGGCAACTTTGATCCCATGTTTGGAGGCGACATGTCCAAATGGAAGAAATTGGCAAACACCTTGATTTTGCGAACGGCGTTGCGAATGTATACCAATGTGGATGCGAGATGCGCAAAAGGAGACTGCGGACCATACACAAAAGCCGAGCTCGAAACGATGATTACAGGAGCTATCAGTGCAGGTGTGCTGGACGATGTGGACGCAAAAGTGTACGGGTACCAACTTCCCGATTCAAAGCTTCCTCCAAGTTCGGATCCACCATCCAAGGCCAACTTTTACAATGCATGGTATCACTACTCAACTGTAGGTGGGAAGGCAGCGGGTAACCAAGGGTTCTCGTACACTCCTCAATCTGACACTCTCATCAATGCGCTAAAGGGAGACGCTCGTCTCTCGCGCATCGCAACGCCTGCGGAACCTAGAAACATGACATTGTCGACCACAGACTTTGATCTTTTGAAGGATGCTCTTCCTCCCAGCATTCTCGAGGAGAGAGTGGATACTTTCAAATACACGCTCAGCTCTGACACCATTCCAAACGGCCTCACTGCAACCTCCGTGAAAGCCGCTTTTGATTCCAAGATGAGTGTGACAAGGTACCGCTCGGACCGTACGTTTACCATCGGTTTCAAGTTTCCATATGGGTGGTTCCAAGAAGATTCTCAACCTTCAAGGTATATAAAGCAATTGCTATGCAATCCTATTTGGGGACAATACGGTGTACAGCAGGGACCCGAATGTGATGTTCGCATCACTTACGACGCGACACGTCCACCTATTCCCTTTGAAAAGGAGGAACTCGGTCAATGCGCAACCGTCTATTACACAATCACAGATGACCCTGTGAAATATGCCGATCGGGTGGGAGACGTGCTCAACAACATCACACTCCCCCGCACCGTGCCATCGTTGCCGTCTCACCCTCCAAACCGTCCGGAACTTCCAAAGTGGCTCTGGAATTACAATTTCGACTCCGGTCAACCTTACGAAGGCCAAGCTAAGATCGTCGTCAATGAACAAGACCTTGTGATGCGAGACTGGTTGGAGGCAACGAAGGAGCAAATGGTTTGGGATCATCCCCAGGAAGAGTGGAGATCCAGAAGAGGCCCTAATGGATGGAAATACGTTTCTTGGGAAGGGAACGAGGAACTTGCAATGTCCTGCATGGACTTTCCAGAAGTGGTTGCGTACGGTGGGTACTCTGTAGAAGCGTATGCTGCTGAGGACGTTACAGTGACCATCGCCGGTACGGAGGCAGAGAAGGCCTTCCAAATCAACTTGGGCAAGATTCCAGAGAATACGTACATGGGAATGACAATACGCAACCGCCTTCCCATTTCTAACAACGTATGGTCCACCTTTTCGAGATTCGGACCCGAGATGGGAGACACGTATTTGGAGCACCAACCGTTTGGCGAACGATACCTTGGTCCTGACGAGGCAGGAGCCAGCAACTGGCATTACACCATCACCGCCGCCGAAACAAACTTCCTTCTTGCAGAGGCGACGATCTACGGTCTTGTCAACTCTCACGGAACTGCCGAAGAGTTGGTGCAAAAGGGAATGCAGCACTCGTACACCCAGTTCAGAGCGACGGGCACTGTCCCGTTGCCGGTATTCCCTGCAAGAGCAATCGACAAGTTGCATTTTGTATGGAAGCAAAAGTGGATTGCTGTGTACCCACAGGTACTGGACGCATGGACCATAGTCCGTGAAACTGGAGTTCCTACCGACGTCTACGATACTCCGAACATGACAACGTACCACGCTGGCGTGACCGAAGGTCGTGTTCCGCAACGCATGTTTTACGGATTCGATTACTATACAAGCGCTGGGAATTCAAACAAAAAGA